AAGTAAATTTAACACCTACTAGTTTAGATAACTCTTTATCAGAAGTAAATTTAACACCTACTAGTTTAGATAACTCTTTATCAGAAGTAAATTTAACATCAACAAATTCTATTAGTGGAGGTTCTAATGATTTAATTGATAATTTAGAAATAACAGATTTAAATGAAATAAAATTATAATTCTTCATCATCACTAATGGCTGGTAATAAAATTTTGTTGCATGTTTCATTTTCTGTATAATTTGGAGATTCTAAAATATTTATTTTAGATTTGATAGGCATACTATTACTTTCTTGTCCTGGTGCTGGTGGTGGTCCATTATCTTCTGGTCCAGGACCAGAATCTCCAAATGGATTTTGTCCTGGTGCTGGTGGTGGTCCATTATCTTCTGGTCCTGGACCAGAGACTCCAAATGGATTTTGTCCTGGATTTTCATTGAGATTGTCATTGGTTAAAAATGGATTTTCATTGAGATTGTCATTGGTTAAAAATGGATTTTCATTGAGATTGTCGTTGGTTAAAAATGGATTAGAACCACCTTTTAAATATTTATTTTTTTTTTTTGAATTAAATTTTAATTTATTTTTCATTATAATATTATAATATATATTAATTTATTCTAATATAATCTTTTTTTGATACATTTGTTGTAATCATACTACAATACATAAAACTTACTAATGATATTATGCATATAAAATAGTATATAAATGCTATACTACCAATAATCCAAAATATTAATGGTGGTACAAATAATAGAATATTTATTATAGTTATTATTAAAGCTTTTTCTTTGTAGCGTTCATTTATAGCATCATTTTGTTTATCATCAAAATATTTATCTAATATTTTTTTTGTATTATATGATATATACAAATTACAACATATTAATACAAATAACATAGACATAATAAAAAATACATAAAAAACATCACACACATAATTAAAATCATTATTACTTATACAATTACTATTATTATAAAAACAATTTGTATTTGGATGACATATTCCACTAGTATTTAAAGTAGTATTTGAACTATTACACCATTGACATAATGGATTCATTATACATGAATTTAAATTATTATATTCTTCGCATGTAGAATATATATGAGCATTATTTACAGAAATAAAAGATAAAAATATAAAAATAGATAGATTCATAAATAATATGTTAAATTTAATTAACTTTAAATAAATTATTAATAAATTAATAGTGAGTGATATAACTTATTCTGCTGTCTAATGAAGTACATCCCTTAAAAGCATCAAACCCGATAGTGGTGACCGAGACTGGGATGTTGATGCTTGATAAGTTTTTACATCCTTGGAAAGCCCCCTTCCCGATTTTGGTGACTGAGTCTGGGATGGTAACCGATTTCAACGAGGAGCACCAAACGAAAGCACCGATACCGATGGTGGTGACCGAGTCGGGGATGGTAATGCTTGTCAAGGAATGGCATTCAGCGAAAGTATAGTTTTCGATGCTAGTGATAGATTGTGGAAGTGTTATGCTTACAAACGAACTGCATCTTCGGAAAGCACTCTCTCCGATGGTGTCAACTGAGTCTGGTATTGTGATTCTTTTTAAAGAACTACAGCTAAAGAAAGCTTCCGCGTCTATTTTCTTGACGGAATTAGGGATGGTAATTCTTTCCAGTGAGATGCATGCATGGAAAGCTGTCACACCTATTGTGGTTATCGATTCTGGAATATTGAATCTTTCTAATGAAACACATTCATCAAATGTTCCTATTTCAATCTCTGTAATAGAATTTGGAATAGTTATGTTTTTTAATGATTTGCATCTTGAGAAAGCATACTCTCCAATGGTTTTAACTGAATTTGGTATAATAATATTCTTCAATGATTTACAATATTTGAAAGCCCTTTTACCAATAGATGTAACAGAATTTGGAATTGTAATTCCAGTCATCATGTTACAATCATTGAAAGCATCGACCCCTATAGATGTTATAAAGGATGGTATTATAACATTTCCATATGGAGGAGTCGCTACTCCACCATATCTTTTAATTAATTGTTGCGCTTCAAATTTGTAACCTGTCTGGGCGCGCGCCAGAAGCATGGGCAAGGGGTGCCAGGAAGATCTTTCTTTTATTTTTTTAATACTATATATTGAATCAATAATAGAGTGTGTTACTTCTGTAGGTGAATCATCGCTATTTTCTAAATATTTAACTAATTTATATTCATCGCTAAAATTCTCATAAATATAGTCAGCTAAGTCATCATTGTATAATTCCAATTTCATTATGTCTAGGTGGGTTTTACTATCTTTCGATTTAATAGAGTTTGTTTTATTAAAGTATAGTTGAGTTAAATAAATCCATAATTCAGATTCTAATTCAAAACCTAATCTCAAGCAGATGTTTATCAAAGTAATTAATTTTCTTTTTGTGACATTTGTAATGGATTCGTATAGTGTCTTTAATGTTGATTTAGATGTTGATGTATCTAATATAGTGTTTAACAATACAAAATCTTCTGTTTTAGCATTCCAATCTTTTACAAGCGGATAAATAAATGGAGATTCCCCAAATGAGTTGGCATTATTTCCTTCATTTGTATTACTTGACATATTTTGAAAGACAGGGAAATTATTTAACTGATTATAATAAATAGTTATAGATTTTCTTCTTCTAACATTAGAAATAGCTTTATTCCAATTTTTTTTTGCTTTGTTTGATTTTCTAATTTTAGAAAGAGCTTTTTGCCACTTTTTTTTTGATTTAAACGTATTTATTTCTTTCTTGGGAGATAGTCGAGAACTAGATTTTTTATTAATACAAAAGCCTTTTCTTTTGCTTTTACCAACCAGTGTTCTTAATTCCCATTCACATTCATCACTTTTAATGCATTCACCTTTTTTTTTCCCATTACAGCTCATATAATATTATTAAATATTTTAATATTAATATTTAAATTTAATATTTTAATAGTAGGATATAATTGTGTATTAAGCATCAAATCTTCTAGGAAAAGCATCCTTGTGAAAAGAAGACGATTCACTCTTATTTATACTTCTTAATGAGGAGCATCCATCGAAAGCATTTTTATCAATTTTTTTTACTGAAGGTGGAATTGTTATGGTAGTTAATGAAGTACAAAAATGGAATGCTTCTTCTTTAATATGAACGACTGAATCAGGAATTGTTATGCTCTTTAATGAAGTGCAGTATTTAAAAGCCTTTTTTCCAATAATAGTTACCGAGTCTGGGATGGTGATGCTTTCCAACGATCTGCAGTAAGAGAAAGCACCATTTCCAATATTGGTGACCGAGTCTGGGATGGTGATTCTTTTCAACGCTTTGCATTTCTCGAAAGCGTATAGAGGGATTTTAGTTAGTGAGTTTGAGATGGTTACATTTTTTAACTTACGACAGTCATAGAAAGTATTATTTCCGATTTTAGTTACCGAGTCTGGGATGATGATGCTTTCCAATGACTGGCACTTCCAGAANGCACCGTATTCGATGGTGGTGACTGAGTCGGGGATGGTTACATTTTTCAACGAGGTGCATGTTGAGAAAGCACCATCTCCGATGGTAGTCACCGATTCTGGAATATTTAATCTTTCTAATGAAACACATTCATCAAAAGTGTATTGTTCAATCTTTGTAACCGAATTTGAGATAGTAATATTTTTTAACGACCAGCAAGTCGAGAAAGCTTGATTTGCAATAGTTTTAACTGAATCTGGTATAATAATATTTTCTAATGATTTACAATATTTAAAAGCCCTTTTACTAATAGATGTAACGGAATTTGGAATTGTAATTCCAGTCATCATATTACAATCATTGAAAGCATCGGCACCGATAGATGTTATTAAGTATGGTATTACAACATTTCCATTAGGTGGAACTCTTACGCCACCATATCTTTTTAGTCCAATAGAACCCTTTTTTTCCGTGTACAATTCTCCAAACCAACTTTGTATTGGACCTCTTTCTACTTGATCATGTATAAAGTTATCAGTTGTTTCTTGTGTTAATTCTGTATTTGGATCTTTGCTATTTTCTATATATCTAACTAATTTATATTCATCGCTAAATTTCTCATAAATATAGTCAGCTAAGTCGTCATTATATAATTCCACTTTCATTATGTCTAGGAGGGTTTTACTTTCTTTCAATTTAATGTCTTTTATTCTATTAAAGTAGTTTTGAGTTAAATAAATCCATAATTCAGATTCTAATTCAACTCCTAATCTAAGACATATGTTTATTAAAGTAATTAGTTTTTTTTTTTTGACATTTGTAATGGATTCGTATAATGTCTTTAATGTTGATTTAGATGTTGATGTATCTAATATAGTGTTTAACAATACAAAATCTTCTGTTTTAGCATTCCAATCTTTTACAAGAGGATAAATTAATGGAGATTCACCGAATGATTCGCCATTATTTCCTTCGCTTGTATTACTTGACATATTTTGAACGGCTGGGAAATTATTTAACTGATTAAAATAAATAGTTATAGGTTTTCTTCTTCTAACATTAGACATAGCTTTATTCCAATTTTTTTTTGCTTTGTTTGATTTTTTTATTTTAGAAAAAGCTTTTTGCCACTTTTTTTTTGATTTAGATTTTTTATTAATACAAAAGCCTTTTCTTTTGCTTTTACCCACTAGCGTTCTTAATTCCCATTCACACAATCCACTTTTAAGGCATTCGCCTTTTTTTTTCCCATCACAATTCATATAATATTATTAAATATTTTAATAATAGAATATAATTTGTTTAAGAATATTAAACCTGGAATACCCAAAAGAATCACTTTATTTATACTATTTAACGACCAAACCACAAATTCATAGTTTTCATGCCATATTTTTGGCTCAGTTGTTCTTTTAACTGCTTACATCCCTTAAAAGCATTTTTTTCAATTATTTTTACTGAATCCGGAATTGTTATGGTCTTTAATGAAGTACAACCCTGGAAAGCACCTTCTTTAATATGGACGACTGAATTTGGGATTGTTATGTTTGTCAAGGACTTACATCCATAAAAAGCTTTTTTTTCAATAATTGTAACAGATGATGGAATTGTAACAGAATTTAATCTAATACATAGTATACAAAGTTCTTCAGGAATCAATGTGATAGAATCTGGAATAACAAGTTTTGTTAACGCAGAGCAGAATCCTAAAAGACTAAAACCTAATGTCTTTACAGAGTTAGGTATGGTGATTCTTTCCAAATTCCTGCATCCATAGAAAGCGTCATTCCCAATGTATGTAACACTGTCTGGGATGGTTATGCTTATCAATGAGATGCATTTCCCGAAAGCAGTCGGTTTAATATTAGTTACTGATCCTGGGATGGTGATGCTTGTCAATGAGCTGCATCCACCAAAAGCACTCCGCTCGATGGATGTAACCGAATCTGGGATGGTGATGGTTGTCAATGAACTACAATTCGCAAAAGTTTCATCATTTATGGTAGTTATTGACTTTGATAATACAATGCTTCTTAGTGAATTACATTTATTGAAAGCACCATATTTGATAGTCTTGACAGAGTCGGGGATGGTGATGTTTGTCAACGAGAAGCATCCTTTGAAAGCATTTATCCCGATGGAAGAAACTGAGTCTGGAAGTGTAATTCCGGTGATCATGTTGCACCCAAAAAAGGCACCGTATCCGATGGATGTGACCAATGATGGTATTATAACATTTCCATTAGGATATCCACTTTTCCCTTTTTTTTTTGAGAAAAAGAGGAGCCAAATGAATAATTTATTATCCTTGATAAGTGAGCTCGATTGAAATGGAGAAAGAGAAGAACCAGTGTATATCGATTCAATTATTTTAGGTGTTAATTCTATATTTGAATCTTTACTATTTTCTAAATATTTAACTATTTTATATTCATCACTAAAATTCTCATAAATATAGTCAGCTAAGTCATCATTGTATAATTCCACTTTCATAATGTCTGGGAGTGTTTCACTTTCTTTCAATTTAATGTCTTTTATTCTATTAAAGTATTCATGGGTTAAATAAATCCATAATCCAGATTCTAATTCAACACCTAATCTTAAGCAGATGTTTATTAAAGTAACTAGTTTTCTTTTTGTCACATTTCTAATGGATTTGTATAGCGTCTTTAATGATAATTTAGATGTTGAAGTATCTAATATAGTGTTTAACAATACAAAATCATCTGTTTTAGCACTCCAATCTTTTACAAGAGGATAAATAAATGGAGATTCCCCAAATGAGTTGCCATTATTTCCTTCACTTGTATTACTTGACATATTTTGGAAGACAGGGAAATTATTTAATTGATTATAATAAATAGTTATAGGTTTTCTTCTTCTAACATTAGACATAGCTTTATTCCAATTTTTTTTTGCTTTGTATGATTTTCTAATTTTAGACATAGCTTTATTCCAATTTTTTTTTACTTTGTTTGATTTTCTAATTTTAGAAAGAGCTTTATTCCAATTCTTTTTTGCTTTGTTTGATTTTCTAAGTTTAGAAAGAACTCTATTCCAATTTTTTTTTGCTTTAAACGTATTTGTTTCTTTCTTGGGGGAAAGTCGAGAACTAGATTTTTTATGAATACAAAAGCCTTTTCTTTTGCTTTGACCAACAAGTGTTCTTAATTCCCATTCACACAATCCACTTTTAAGGCATTCACCTTTTTTTTTTCCATCACAACTCATCTAATATAATATAATAAAATATTTAATATTTTATATTTAATAGTGTTTTATTTGCATGCATATGAGCTTCTTTTAGATGTTTGTTAAAATTATTATTATTTATAGTTTGGTTGCTTAAATATTTACATTTAGTATAATAATATTTATTGCTTTCACATTCCGTTTTATTTATTAAGAAAATAGTATTATTTGTTTCAAACATTATATAATATACTAAATAAAAGTTTAAATAGTTTTTTTTATTCGTTATAATTTGTAAATAAATACATTACATTAATTCAAAATGTTTAGTATTTGTAAAATGTATTCAAACGGATTTGATACTTGCGAATTAAAAAAAGAAGAAAAAGCACCAAAACCAACAATCGATGAATTATTAAAACCAAATCCATCAGCTGAACTTAATGAAAAAACAGTAAAAAAAATATCATGTTTAGATAATAAACAATATGTTGTAGAAGAAAATGTATTTAGTGATTTAGAAGTATTTAATGGAAATGTAGCAGATGATGAATCTGTATTTAATGTAATAAATAAAACAACTACTATTTTTGGACACATATTTATTAAAAATATGTTAGAAACACCAACAAAAGATATTGATATATTAAAGTCAAGACAAAATATACTTAATAATTTTAATAGCGATTTAATAAAGAAAATTGAAGATAAATTGATAATACTAAAAGAATTAGAAGAAGAAGTATTATGGATATTAAGGGAAAAATCACCAGAAGAATTAAAAATAATTGATAGTGTTTATTTTACTAATAATTATCTCAAAATGTTAAATAATAATGAAGACATTATGTCTATTTATTCGATGTTTACTATATTCTTTGCTCCTATGTATGGTGTATTATCTCCACTAATATTTTTTATATTACCATATTTATATCTATACTTTTTTGCTGGAATAAAGTTTAGTTTTAAATCATATTTTGAAATATTTAAGGTAAGTATTTTGGGAGGATTTAATTTAATGAGTACAAATAAAAATTCTAATGTAACCAAATATTTTTCGATAATATTATCAATAATTATTTATTTTCAGAACTTTATGAATACTATAAAAGTAGCAAAAAATAATTACAATGTAATTAATATATTGCATGAAAAACTTAATAAATTAAATACATTTATAAATGAAAGCAATGATTTATTTAAGTTAACGAAAGAATTATTTAAACGAGATGATATTACCCCAATTAATAGTACATTGAATAATATAATATTTAAAAATAAGCCAACAATGTTATCAAATAAAGGAAAAATATTAGTGTGTTATAAAAATATTGAAAAATTAGATGTTGAAAAATATAAAGAGTATTTTAAAAATATAGGAGAAATTGATGCTTATTTATCAATTGTAAAATTAGTAAAAGAATTTAATGAAAAGAATTATAAAATATGTTATACACGATATGAGAATAGTAATTCACCTCTACTAAACTTTGAAGGATTATGGCATCCATATTTATCTAAAAATAATAGTTCAACTAATATAGTATCAAATTCAATTAATATTGGTGGAGAAAATCCTAATAATATAATTTTAACTGGACCAAATGCTGGTGGTAAATCTACATTTATTAAAGCAATTAGTTTATCACTATTATTTTCCCAAACTTTAGGTATATCATTTTCTAAAGAAGCTCGTATTTCGCCTATGTCATTAATAAATACATATTTAAATATTCCAGATTGTAAGAATAAAGAATCTTTGTTTGAAGCAGAAATGCATAGATCAAGAGACCATTTAAATAAATTAAAAGATTTGGGTGACCATGATTTTTCGTTTATAGTTATGGATGAAATATTTAGTAGCACAAATCCAGAAGAAGGTATATCTGGTGCTTATGCTATATGTAATAAATTATCAGAATATAATAATTCTGTTTCAATTATAACAACTCATTTTTCATATTTAACAAAATTAGAAGATAACAATAAATTTATCAATTACAAAATACCAATAAAAAGAAATGAAGTTAATGAAATACAATATCCATATATATTAGAAAAAGGTGCTTCAGATCAACATATAGCTTTAGAATTATTACAAAAGAAAGGGTTTGATGAGGATTTAGTCACAAATGCTATGTCAATATGCAATAAAATTAAAGAAGAATCTAAAGATGAAGATGAAGATAAAGATGAAGATAAAGATGAAGATAAAGATGCTGAAGAATCTAATGATGAAGATAAAGATGATGTGGAAGAATCCAATGATGAAGATAAAGATGCTGAAGAAGAAGATAAAGATGCTAAAGATGGAGATAAAGATGAATAAATATATTAATAAATAAACATAAAGAATTTTTATTAAACTATTAATTATGAAGGTTAATTTTATAATAAATAATGATGATATGAATTCTAAAACAGATGCTAATATTGTGTCTTTTTTATTTAAGAAAATAAAGGATAAGATTGATGTAAAACTTGTTGATTGTAATAATTATAAATGTGAAAATGCTTCTATAAATATATTTTTTGGATGTATAAATAATGTATTATGTGGATATTCAAAATATAATATACTATTACCAAATCAGCATACATTTTTTAAAGAATGGATTAATCATCTTCATAACTTTGATTTAATATTAGCCAAAACTAAATATATTCAAGAAATATTTAAGTCATATGTGAGCGAAGATAAAATTAAATATATTGGGTGGAGAAGTACAGATTTATATAATTCGGTTGAAAAAGATTATAATGAATATTTATTATATTGTTATGATGATAAATATACAGATTATAAAAAAATTATAGATTCTTGGGATGATAATTTTCCAAATTTAAATATAATTAATGGTCATTTGTTTAATGTAAAAAAAAATCAAGCTAATATTAATTATTGTGGTGAATTAAAAGAGCATGAATTTGAGAATTTATTTAATAAATGTGGGATTCATATATGTTTAAATGTAATTGATAGTTTTTGTTACAATATTAATCAATGTGCTTTATCAAAATCTATACCTTTAATTATTAATGGTGGACCGATGAATGAAATAGTAAGTATTGATGATTGTTTTTCAGTAAAAGGAAAAAAAAAGAAATTAACGCATTTTTTGGGTTCTAAATATGATTATGATAGTAATGATTTAAAAAGTGTAATATCTAAAATAATGAATATAAATAGTAAAACATTGGAATTGATGGGTGAAAATTCTAGAAAAAACGCATTAAAAATTCATAATATGAATAATATTTTATTTAAGGAATTAATGGTAGAACATTTAAAAATAGTTAGAACAAAAGGAAAACCAGAATCTATAATTGTATCAAATGATGATTTACCAAATATTACATGCATTACATTAACACATAATAGAAGAAATATGTTTAGTCTTGCTACGTATAATTATAATACATCTAATTATCCAAAAGATAAAATAGAATGGCTAATATATGATACTAGCAATGATGATGAAGATGTAGAACAATATTTACCACCATTAGAAGAAAGAGAAAAAATGAATATTAGTTATTATCATGTTAATGAATTAATGACTATAGGAAACGCAAGAAATAATGCTTGTAAATTAGCAAAAAATGATATAATTGTTTTTATGGATGATGATGATTATTATTTTCCAAATAGTATAAATAATAGAGTTAATAATCTATTGCAAAATAATAATAAAATGGTAGGAGTAAGATATTTGGCGAGTTTAAGTATTACACACGTTATCTCATATATGAACGCACCAGCAATAACAACTAAACTTGGAAAATCTGTTAGTCCAGCAACATTATGTTTTTATAAAAGTATATTAAATGAAGCATGTTTCTTCGATGATTCTAATATAAATGAGTGTGAAACTATATTTAATAATATAGATATATCTAAATTTAAAGAAATTAGTTGGGAAGATATAATAGTATCATTAGCACATAAAAATAATATGACAAATAGAAGTGTTCCAAAATCAAAGCCTAATGGATGTCATTATGGATTTACTGATAAACTTTTAAAATTTGTATTAGAATTAGATGATTAATATTATTTAGCATTTTTTAATATACATTCTTTATCTATAGTAAATGATTTACATTTTTTATTTTTTGGAACTATATTTATAATACATTTAGATTTTTTACCATATAATGGTTTAACACAACCAGATTCTTTTTTGCTTTTTTTTACTTTTTTAGGTTTACCTAAACATCTTGATCTAAACATTTCATATCTTAATCTTACATCATCATATGATAAATTTGAGGTTTTTCCTAACATTTTATTAATTTCTTCGTGTAATTCGTAAACCCATTTAGATAATGTAAATCTATTTTTCATAGTATTCATATTTAATGGAACCGATTTAATATTTTTAACGTAGTTAAGTCTGCAATATTTACATGGAAGAATATTTTTTAATGATAAGAAAAAATTATAATAATTTTTTTTTTCTTCTTGTGATGGATTAACTGGATAATTAAAGCTTATTGTATGCAATGAATGCCACATACTTGGACCCCAAACAGATGTTAACATACCATCACCACTATTAAAATCATTTTCGTTAAAAGGATTTTTGATTTTTGTTTTCATTATTATAATAAAAGAAAAAAAGTTAAATTTATCATTAAATTAAATATATAATAAAAAAAATATTGTTTATATATATAAATGAAATTAAATTTTAAAAAATTATTAAAAGCAAATAATCTTTTTACATTATTATTGTTAGTTATATTAGTATTAGTTGTAGTATGTTGTTTAAGAAAAACATCTGAAAATTATATTGATTATGCTGCTATCCCATGCCACAAAGTTGATTCAGAGGAAAAAGATACTAATGGTAATCCTAAATTTTTAGCAGAAAATACTAATTGGAATTCTTCTTCACAATTTGGTCATGAATCATGTGTAGAATATGGTTCTGAAGGTGCTGGACGAGATGCTAGAGCCGCAAGTTTAGGTGGATTTGTTGAATTTAGTAATATGACTGGTCCAGTATCAGCTTATTCTAATAAAATGGCTGATGTGGCTGGGGTTAATAATTTGGCAAGTACGTTATATAATTATTATTTAAGAAAATTAAGAGAATATCAGGATTATAAAAAGGATGCCCCTGGACCATGGAAAACAGTAAAAGATGGATATTATGTATTAACTGGAATAGATTCAACCAATGACGACGACGAAGATGATGCTAAAAAAAATATAGAAAAATTAGTGTCTTTAATAAAAGATGGTACAATGGGAGAAGTATATAATGCATCTGGATGGAAAGATGAAGGAAGTAAAGGAGAGAAAGATACAGTAAAGGATGATGTTGCTATTGCAGCATTTGAAAAGGCTATTAAATTGGAAGATGCTGTAAAAGCAAAGGCTACAGTAGATGCCGCATCTAAATAAATATTTAAAAATATATTTAAAAGATTAGTATATTAATATAATTAATGTATAATTTTTATTCGACTTATTTAATAAGTTTTATTATATTTTCAGTTTTTGGTTTAATTTTTGATATATTTTATCCTGAAATTAAACATAATAAATTGTCTCTAGAAAATGTAAAAAAAGAATATGTGTTTGTTAGTGAATTAGTATTAAAAAATACATTTATGTATAGTTTTCCACTATTTTTATTGTGCGAGTTATTTTATATTGATTATGATTATAATGTTGGAATGTTAACTTTTTTGTTTCAATATGGTATTACAATCGGTTTAGGAATTAATATTGAATATTTAATACAAAAAATTTATGATACTACATTTTTCCATAAATATTATAAATTGCATAATGAATATAAACCAAGTTATAGTTTTATGGTAAATTACAGACATAAATATGATTATGTATTAAATATGTTTTTGTATGTATTTCCAACAATACTTAGATTTGATCCAAGTGTAATAAATACATGGATTATTTTAATTATGTATAAACAAATGATATTAGATGTATGTGATGTAAAAAAAATATATTTAGAATATCAAGAAATAAATTATTATAAAAAACATGATACACCACTTAATTCTAAATTTCATTATTTAGATGGTTTAGAAGAAAAAGATAAAGTAGATGAACCAGCTAATAGTTCTAATGAACCAGCTAATAGTTCTAATGAACCAGATAATAGTTCTAATGAACCAGATAATAGTTCTAATGAACCAGATAATAGTTCTAATGAATCAATAACACATGCTGATGGTCATTATAGTAATAGTATAACTACAGATTAAACAAAAAAAATCTATTTAAACTATTTAATTATTTAATATTTCTAATTATTTAAATACAGGTTCCTATGCTCATATAATGTTTGTGACCATAGTCTTCTGCCCAGTATTTTGTTTTTTTTTTCTCCACTTTTTCTTTTTCTTGTTTGCTTGTCTCACATTTTTCCAACAGCTCAGTCATTACTCGCATAATATATTCGTATATTTTAATAGTTGCCATATGAACATTTTTTTCATAATTACTTTCTACAAGAATATATGGTAATGGTCTTTTTTTTTCTGGTTGTGCAGCACGAAAAGATATTCTAACACCAAATTCAGCTTCTTCATCATGCCAAACCATCTCGGGGAGCTGTGTTGGAATCATGTGGTAGAATTGAAATGGCATGTTGGATTGTTTCTTTTGTATTTAGGTAGTAAAGCGTATTTTACTATTGTTTATAGTAATATCTATTAGTTTGATTCAATTTTATTCTATAGACTAACTTATAGATTAAAATTGAATATAATACTATTCATATTATTAGATTATATCTAAATAATTGATTTATAGATTCTACTAAAATGGATACTCAAATGAAACAATATATTGGTCAAATGACGCTTGCTCTTACGTATGAGTATCATCATATTTTTGCACAAAAATATATCAATCCAGAATCATTCATATCGATATTTAATGAAATGTGTAAATTTGAAAATAGATTATTTAGATGTACTACATCATTTAGAGAGGAATTAGTTCCATATAAATATGATGAAAAATGGTGTGAGGCAGTAGATGAACATATATTAGGATTTGGTGATGATAAATTGGTTATTGGTGATAAAGATATTCCATATCCAGAAAAAATGATAAATAATGGTGACTTTAAAAATGATACAATACTATTAAAATATATAGTTAAACAAGAAATATGGAATCCGATTAATGAAACATCAGATAGTTATAAAAAAAAGATTTTTCCAACACTAACTTTTCCTACTAATTTTACAAGTTCCCCAAAAATGCATATGATTGATTCGAATGATAATAGTATGTATGTTATTATCATAAGCTATAATCCTAAAAATAATGACTTTAAACAACAAAAAATAAATTTAAATGTAGATAGAAGTGGAGTATCTATGATTTCTCCAGATAGTGTACAAACAAATTGGGAACATACAGATATTACTAATATGGATATTATAGATATTTACATTAATTATCCACGCATTTATAAAGATTTGATAGAAAATAGAGATATTGGACCAAAGTTATTATTGAAATATATTAAAGGTGTTTAGAAATCGGCGTTTAAATCAAAATTATGGTTGTTTGTGTTTTCAGTTCCAATATTAGCTTTTGAATAATCCATTACTCGTTTTTCAAAAAAGTTTGTTTTTCCTTCTAAAGAAATCATTTCCATAAAATCAAAAGGATTTTTAGAGCCATATATTTTGTCATAACCAAGTTGTAATGATAATCTATCAGCAACAAATTCGATATATTCACTCATTAAATTAGAGTTCATTCCAATTAATTTGCATGGAATAGAATCTATTATAAATTCTTTTTCTATTTTTACGGCTTCTTCTATAATTTCTTTTATAGTTTCAAATTCTAGTTTATTTTCTAATAATGAATAAATTGCTACAGCAAAGTCAGTATGCATTCCTTCATCGCGACTAATTAATTCATTACTGGATGTTAAACCAGACATTAAACCTCTTTTTTTTAACCAAAATATAGAACAAAAACTTCCAGAAAAAAAGATTCCTTCAACAACTGCAAAAGCGACAACTCTTTTAGCAAACGATGATTTTTCATCATTAATCCATTTTATAGCCCATTTTGCTTTTTTTCCTACAGATGGAATTGTATCTATAGCATTAAATAATCTAGTTTTTTCATTATTATCTTTTATATATGTATCGATTAATAATGAATACATTTCTGAATGAATGTTTTCCATAGCAATTTGAAATCCATAAAAACATGCTGCTTCAGGTATTTTGATATCATTCATAAATCTTACTCCTAAATTTTCTAAAACAATACCATCACTACCAGCAAAAAATGCTAATATATTTTTAATAAAATGTTGTTCTTCAGATTTAAGCTTATTCCAATCATTTATATCTTTGGATAAGTCAATTTCTTCAACAGTCCAAAAGGATGCTAATGCTTTTTTATATAAATCAAATAATTTAGTATATTGAAGTGGAAATAATACATATCGATGATTGGATTCACTTAATATTTTTTCGGTCATTTATAATAATATATAAATATTATTTTTAAATATAAATAAATTTTAAAATTTATATATTTTAAAATATTAATGGCACAAAACAATTCTAATTCTGATATACTTGTTTATAAAAATACAATACTAATATCTATATTATTATTTATAGTTATTTATGTATCCTATATTTTATCAAAATCATATAGAGTTTCTAAAGTAATTCATGATATGAACATGATTAATTCATATATGTTAATTGAGTCTAAATTAAATTTAGATGAATATAAAAATGCGAAATTATGTGATTATTATATATCTACAGCATTTAGACCATATATGGGACAAAATCAATTATTTGAATATTGTGATTTATCTATATTAGAAAAAATTATTAAAAATGGTGCACGCTCAATATATGTAGATATATTTAATGATAATATGGGGCTTAATGCAAATCCAGTTATAGGTACTGGATTAAAAACTGGACAATGGAAATTATCATTAAATACTATAAAATTTGAAGATTTATGTAAATTATTGTCAATAATATGTTTCAACCCTGGATATGTTAATAATTATGATGACCCATTCTTTTTAATGTTAAATTTGAATACAAATGGTAATATTTATTGTTTAAATAAAATACGGGATATTATATACAAGAATTTTAAGACATATTTATTATCAAATAAATATACATATAGTAAAGTAAATTTGTCACAAGTACAGATGAAATATTTGAAAAAAAAATTAATCATATTTTCTAGCGAAGGTTTCATAAATTCAAAATTAGAAGAATTTGTAAATTATTCATGGAAAGATGATAAATTTAAAAAAATAAATTATGAAGAATTAATACCAAATGAAGATTCTGATGTTTTAAAAATAGATGGAGAAACATTAAAAAATTATAATAAAAATAATATGACATTAGTTACTCCTAATGAATCTACATTTTTTACATATAATTATAATCCTGAATATTTTTTTGAAACTGGATGTCAATTTGTTGCTATAAATTATCAAAAAATTGATGAAAATTTAGATAAATATCTAACACATTTTAAAACTAGTAGTTTTATTTTGAAAGATACATTATTAAGAGGTTCAACAATTATAGATAAAGTTGATTTATCTATAAATACTCCTTCTAACAATAAAATAAATATGAATATGGATGAACAGAAATTTTGTCCAGTAGCTCCAGAAGAAGATAAACTTGAAGGTACTGATATTTTAACATTTAAAGATGACGATGCTAATAATGGATTATGTTTTTTAATAGATAAAGATGAAAATTGTAATTGTATAAAAAAAACACCTGAAGATAGTTGTGATGATAATTTATTTGATGAAACGTTTTTTAATCATGATAAAAATTATAAATTATGTTGTAGTAATACAAGAATAAATAATATAGAACCGATTGATAATTCAATTAAACATTATATAACTTCAAATAAATTAGATAAACAAGTTAATGTAGAATTTACAAGTAAGAGTAATGAATATGAAAAAGTGATGGATTCATCTAATATGTACAAATTAAATTTAGCAGAAATTAAACAAAATCAAGATTTACAAAATAAAAGGGTATGTTTAATAGATAAAAATTTAAAAACAAAAAAATGTCCAAATGGATGGGACTTTTCGGTATCTTCAACCTATGGATATAATGTATGTTGTAAAAAAACATAGTTCATTTTTAAAATATTTATTAATATTAATGGAAAATATAATTGGATTAAATAAAAAACCAGAAATAAAAAAACAAAAAGAGATACAAGTATATAATATAAGTTGGCAAACATATAGAAATGTATCTATTGGGATAATATTTGTTAGTATATTCTTAGTAACATATATTGTTAATATATCATCAAAGCAAATAAATGATAAATATTTATTAACAATAATAAATATTATTTCTATATTTTTTATATTTAATTTATGCATATTTTTGTTTTATAAAACATATTATCAGTATATAATAACTAAAAAAGGAGAAAAAGGAATAAATGGACAAAGAGGAAAAAAAGGATTACAAGGTGTAAATGCGCATTGTGATATATCTACAAAGAAAACTAGCAATTTTAAAAGAGAAAAAATAATGATTAAAAAAGAAATAATTGAAAAGGAAGATAATACTCAAATTGATTTTTCTAAAATGAAATCAAAATTAGAAGATTTTTCTATTATTAATGAGACTTTAACAAATACTATGATTGGTAATAGTTGTAGTAATTGTAATGATTTATCAATAGATGGTTATATTTCTGAAAATAATAAACCAATAATAGGAGCTGTAGTAAATTATAATAAAAATACTAATAAAATTCTAGCAATTCAATATTTATATGATAAAAATAAGATACATAATAAAGAAAATTATTTAATTGGTAATTTTGGTGGAACTAAAAAGGGTATCATTGGTGATTCCAAAAATTTATCTAAAAATGTAGAAAGAACCGATTTTACATGTCCAGAAAATTCAGCTATTTATAAAGTAGAGGGAATGTATGATGATATTGGATTACGAGGTCTTAAATTTCATTGTCAAGATTTAAAAACTGGTAAATTAGTGAAAGCTTATAATAATAATAATCGAAAGGTATATGGTGTTACTTTTGGATTAAATCCAAAACCAGATAATGAAAATTATAAATATGATAAAGTGGAGTGTAAAATATCTGATTATATCCCAACTTTTATTTCTGAAATAGGAGGAGAATATGATAAATTAAAATCTAATATTCAGAATTTAAAATTTAATAAATGTGTTAAATTAAATTAATTTAAAGTTTATAATATTTATTTAATAAATAAATGTTTTCTAAAGATACTAAATTATATGATGTATTAGGTATATCTAAAGATGCGAATGAAACTGAAATTAAAAAAGCTTATCGTAAATTAGCTTTAAAACATCATCCAGATAGAAATAAAGATAATAAAGAAGCTGCGGAAACTAAATTTAAAGAAATATCATCCGCATATGAAATTTTAAGTGATAGTGAAAAAAGGTCTAATTATGATAAATTTGGATTAGATGCAGTTAAAAATATGGGTGGACCTAATATTAATCCATTTGATATATTTTCTAATATATTTGGGGAAAATGGTGGCATGGGTGGCATGGGTGGTATGGGTGGTATGGGTGGCATGGGTGGTATGGGTGGTATGGGTGGCATGTTTGGAAATATGTTTACCCAACAAACTAAAACACGTTCACGATTAGAAAAAATCAATGTATCATTAGATGATATTTATAATGAAAAATCTTTAAAAATATCTTTTAATAAAAAATGTTCGTGTCCTGATTGTGATGGTACTGGTGGAATGTATAAATCATCATTTGTAAATTGTGCTTCATGTAATGGGACTGGTAAAATAATGAAAGTAGTACAAATTGGTCCTGGAATGATATCACAATCAATGTCAACTTGTTATAAATGTAATGGAAAGGGAAGTTATATAAAACCAAATGAAAAATGTAAAAGATGTGATGGTCAAAAGTATATATCAAAAGAAACAATAATTAATTTAAATTTGACTAAAGATTTACAAAATGGTAGTAAAATTAAGTTTGAAAATGGTGGTGATGAAATTGATGGTATAAAAGGAGATATGATTTTTGAAATTTTAATTAAAGAACATAGTTTATTTAGACGTGATAATAATAATTTGCATATTAAAAAAAAAATATTATTATCAGAAGCATTGTGTGGAACTAAATTTATTGTAAAACATATGGATAATAGAGAATTATTAGTTGATATTGATAGTATAACACCAAAAAATAATAAAAAAATAATTGGCGAAGGAATGGATGGAAATAGTGATTTAATAATTGAATTTGATATTGAATTTCCAATGAATTTAGATGAACAAAGAAAAACATATTTAAAAAAATTATTACCAATAATTGATGATTTAGAAATTAAAGATAGTTTTATAGAAACTATAATAGTGGATGAAGATGATAATAATTATAATAATACTAATACTATAGATGATGAAGAAGAGCCTCATAATATAGGATGTTCACAACAATAAATAATAATAAAATACTTAAAGATGAGTTTTTTTTATAAAATTGATTTAAATATATGTAATTCAATTATTATAAATGCCAGAAAAGGATATAAATATAAATGAAATAAAACCAATAATACCAAATGAAATTTTTAAATTTGTTAATTTAGAATTAGATAAGATTTTAAAACAATTATGTGATGATTATAATCTAGATTATAATAATATTAAAGACCAATATGGTTCTGATATTAATAAAATTGGTGCTAAATTTGGAGTTAAAAAACGAAACCGTAGAATTTTACCTCCAACATTACAATGTATGGGGCGAAAATTAGATGGAAAACAATGTACAAGAGGAAAAAGAGATAATAGTGAATTTTGTAAAAGTCATGAAAATAAATTACCATATGGAAGAATCGATGAGCCTTTTAAGGGGAAGGAATTGACTAAAAGGGGAAGAAAAAAGAAGATGAGACAAAATGATTATATTGCAACACACATGGAGGTTATAAATGGTAAAAATTATTTAATAGATGATAAAAATTTTGTTTATTCGTTTAATATTAATAATCCTGAATTTTTGGGTATTAAACATAATAATAATATTATTGATTACAATGAATTTAAAAAAATTGAAGCAAATTAAATAAATATAATTTTATAAATGGATAATTTTGATAATACACTATATATTAATAAAGAAATTATTAATAGTTATAATAATATGATTAAATATCAAAATTATAAATTATTAACTATTATAAAAAAAAATATTAAATAATAGTATATATGAAAGGAGGTTCGCCAGCATATAATTTTCATAGCAATTCAGGAATGTTAAATCAATTATCAGGTGGTAATAATATGTTAAGTCCAATGGAATCATTAAATACAAATGCTTATAGTCATATTTATAGTACTAGTGGAGGTGGTAGAAAAAAACGTTCTAGAAGAAAAAAGAGATGTTGTTCCAAAAAATGTTGTTCGAATAAAAAGAAATGCAGCTCAAAGAAAAAAAGTTGTTCTAAAAAGAAATGCTGTTCAAAAAAAAGAAAATGTTGTTCCAAACAATTTGGGGGGCAGCACCTCCCCCTACCATGACGTCCGAGAGGTTGTGGATGGAGTCGGTGCGAGTTCCCGCGCGAAAAGTCAGGAGAACGCACGAACGCGAGAGTGGAAATTTCACTGTTATAAATGCGATAAAATTAAAGATATTCCAAAGCCAAAATGTGATGTAATAGAAGAAAGCTGGTTTGGGGGGGAAAAAAAAAAAGAAATAGTTTGCCCCTCTAGTGACGACCTAAATTTGGATAATGCCCTATTCAACAACAATTTAATAGTCAAATTGAAGAATGGAACGGCCTCAGATGACGAAAAACAACAATTGACGAACTGGAAGGCTTGGTGCGAAAAGAAGTTAATAGAAGATAAATTGACATGTGAAGGAAAGGGAGAAAGAGTGAAAGTGATCGACCCATATGGTGATGATGATCCGCATGAACCCATTATCGATCACGTGGCTCCAGCCTAATTAAATATAAAAATGTTGTTTAAAAAGTATTTAAAGAAATACATATTTTTTAGTTATATGGATTTAAAAAAATCAAAAGTTTTTCCAAAATTATCATCACGTCAAGAGTTAATAATGGATAAATTAAAATTATTTTATAATGAAGTTAATATTAATAAATTGTTACCAATTTTGAATGGAGAAACAAAATTGTCATTAAGGATTATAGATTGGTTTGTTACAAATTATACTAAAAAGCATAATGTAATATTGTATAATACGAAAAAGAAAATGGTATTAAATAAAAGTCCTAAAAATAAGATGGTACAAAAGACTAAAAAGGCTAAATATGAAAGTGTAGAAGAGCAGTTTAATACTTATTTGAATTATAAGGGNCAATTAAAAGCATATAGTAAAAAGAATTTTGATCCATTTTGTAGAAGAGATAGAATAAATTATTATTATAATGATGAAAAATATATAGTAACAACAGTAGGTCAATTAAATTTTTTTAAATGGGCGATAGAGAATAATGTATTAGATTACATAAATAAACATTTAGATATTATAGATAAAGATATGAATAAAAATATTAAAAGAGAAGAAGATATGGTTAAAAAGAGTAAAAAGGTTGGTATGAAGAAAAAGGATGAAAAAATAGATTTAGAAAAGGTAGAATTAAGTGTAGATAAAAAACGTAGAAAGCGTAGAGAATTATCATGTTCTGCAAATAATAATTTGAATAAACATAAGTTTTCAATAACACTAGAATTTGAATAAAAAAATTTATATCTATCCTATTATTGTTTATATTTATTGATTAATATATGTGTTGATAAGTTCTAGTTTATGTTTTTGTATAGTTTGAATGTGTGTTTCAATACTTTTTTGATTAATGTATCTTTTAATATTGACTTCTTTAGTTTGACCTATACGATATACTCTTGCGATTGCTTGTTGTTCTAATGTTGGATTCCATTGTGGTCCAGTAAAATATATATGATTGTAATGTTGGAGATTAAGACCTGTTCCACCCGCATTAATTTGAATAATTAGTATATCATATTCATGACTTTGAACCATTTCATTTTTGTCTTCTTTAGATGTGGTTCCATCAATGAATCCAACATTCATAAAATCTTGTAATTTTTCAATCAAATATCTTATTTCGAGTCTAAAGTAAGAGAATATAATTGTTTTGTCTTCTTTTTTTTTAGCATCTTCTACAATTTTATTTAGTTTTAGCAATTGAAGTTCGTCCATATTTTGGATGCATTGATACTTATCTTCCATTGAGCGAAGTGTTTGTGTTGGAATAATAGCGGCTTGTTTGAGTCTAAGTAATTTCTCTAAATGAAACATATATTCATTTTGTTGTATAATTTTAGCAAAATTCGCATTGTGATTTGGAATATACTCTATATCGTATGTAATTTCTGGGAGGTTGATGTTTTCGCTTTTTAGTGTTCTACGTAACATGTGTCTGCGTATCAATAGTTCTAAATCACCTTTTCTTCTAAGAAATTTGAACAATGTTTCAATATCAGATTTGTAGTTTTGTATTGGTGTTCCAGTTAATACCCATCGTTTTTCACTTATTATAGAATTTAGTCTTTGAAATGTTTTTGATTTTTTATTTCTAAAATAATGAGCTTCGTCACACACTATTCTATTATATTTAGAATCAGATATGATAGATTTTCTATGTAATGAATTGTATGATGTAACATATACATTATATTTAGTATCATCTATAATAGTCATATCATCAAGAATATTAATAATTGGAGCAAATTTAGTGATTTCTGATTTCCATTGATTTACTAATGATGCTGGACATACAATTAGTGTAATTGTCTGTGGATTAGCTATCATCATAGATATAATTTGGATTGTTTTCCCCAGCCCCATTTCATCTGCGAGTAATCCACCATTATATTTTTTTTCATGATTTATAAGCCATTTTGCTCCTATTTTTTGATGGTCATGTAATGTATATCCATTAATGGACAATTGTTGTTGGATTTGGAAGATGTCAAGTGAGAACTTCATGGTTCACTAATTATTAATATTTTCTAATTTTTTTCAATTTTTAACTATAGACTATATAGACTATTATAGAATATAGTTATAAATATAAAAATATTTGATATAATATTATGTTTTGTTTCAATTCACACATTTTGTTTTCATTTTTTTTTTATCCAAGTCATTATTTGTGATCCATATGTCCATGTTTGATTATCTGATGTCATTTGTGTTTCATGGGGTTGTTGTATTTCCAAAAATCTAAAATCGTCTTTTTTCCCTTTCCTAAGACTATAACCTTTAGTAGTTAATGTTATACCATTACATTCAATATTTTTATTAGCAGCATCAATAGCTTCATCAAAATCCTTAAATATGATTGCTCGTCGCGTTTGGTCATAAATATTTGTTTTTATACATTTTAGATGATATGGTCCATTCCAATTACTTGGTGTATTTGGATGATTTATTAATTCTACCTTTTTTTGTTCTATATATTTTTCTCTCATTAATTGACAACCCGAAACGTACCATTCCTTTATATCTTCATCTAGCTTATCCCAATCTTCATTTGTTTTATTAGTTACACTTTTAAAAAATCGACACGGAGAGGGTAATGGAATAATATCTTTATCTAAATTAAAATAACTTATAGAATCTATACTTTGTGCATCATAAAAAATTTCACCTATGCTATTTTGATTAGACATAATTGATTTTATAGATTATTGTAAATCAGTATTAATCAATTATTATTATTAATATTTTCTAATTTTTTTCAATTTTTAACTATAGACTATATAGACTATTATAGACTATATTAAAGATATATCAATTTATTTAAATAATGAATTGTCAACAATTAATAAAACATGGTGGAATAAATAATTATAAATATACAAAAACAGTAATGCCACAATTAACAAAAGATAATGTAATTATACGAGTTATGGCATGTTCTATAAATAATACTGATATATGGACGCGAAAAGGTTTATATTCTAAAGATAGTGAAGATGGATGGAACCCTAATTTTAAATTACCTATCATTCAAGGGGCGGATATATCTGGATATGTATATGATATTTTAGATAATAAACGGTTAATCGGTAAAAAGGTTTTAGTGTATCCAGTAATAAATTATAATAATTATAGTGATAAAATTGACATTATTACACAATGTAAATATTTAGGAAGTGAAATAAATGGAGGATATTCACACTATTGTAGTGTACCAATTGAAAATATAGTTATAGTACCAACATATTGTAAATTAAATTATTTTGAACTTGCGTCTTTTCCAACAGCATATATGACAGCATTGCATATGATAAATAGAATAGAATGGTCAACTAATATTAAAACATTAGTAACCGGAGCTAGTGGAGGAGTTGGATTTGCGTTATTAAATTTATTAAAATTAAAAAATATTAATGTTATAGGGTTATCATCAAATAATAAAAAAGAGAAATTAGAATCTATTACACAATGTAAAATTATTAGTAGAGAATGTTATAATTTAGAAGAATTATTAATAAATGAAAATAGTGGTGAATTATATGATGTTATTTTTGATGTTGTAGCAGGTGACATAGTTAATACTTTAATAGATGTAATAAAACCAAATGGAACATATATTTGTAGTGGTGCTATATCTGGGAGGGAAGTAAGTGTATATTGGCCTAATTTTTATTTAAAACATTTAAATTTATTGGGTAGTATGTTAGCAACAAAAGAAGAATTTATAGAACTATGTTTTTTAATATTTAATGGTTCTATTAAACCACAAATTTATAAAATATATCCATTGATTGATTTAAGTTTAGCACAATTGGATTTTGAAAGAAAGGAACATATTGGTAAAATAATATTAGATTGTGAATAATATATATAGTATTAGTATGAATAAATATATAATAATTCCAATATGTTTTGTTGGATTTTCTATACTAATTAAATTATATAATGATAGATTAAAAAAAAAGTATGGAAATAATTATGCGTGTAAAGATGTATTAAATAAAATATTACTATCATTTTTAACATTAAAAGGATGTATTTGGAATCTAATGCATATATTTATTTATTTTGGATTATGTGTATTAATTAATGCTAAATTAAATGTATTTAAACATGTTATTGTATTTACTATTGGTTTATTATGGTTTTTTTTGGCACCATATTCAAATAATAATAATAATCCAGATAAATGTAATGATGTAGTATATATTGATACAAATATCCCTAGAGAAGATGATATAATATTTAATTTTTTGGGACAAATAATATATATTATTTTATATTTATTAAAAACAATATAAATATTATATTAATTTTCACATCATAAGATAATTATATAATTTATTTTCTATAAATTATATTAATTATTTTGCCTATAGATTAGTCTACATTATAAAATTGAATGTATAAGTAGTGTGAAACTAGTAAGTGCCGTGTTCGAAACACAAGAAGAATAAATCCGCCAC